TTATGGGGCAAATGGTAAGCATGGAATAGCTGATGGGTTTGGGGGTTTTGAACCACGTTTTTCTTGTAATGTTTAAATCCAAGGTCGTGCGGAGGCATTTGATTTAATCAATTCTATGTCGGCTGTTTTCATGGCGATGCCTTATTGGTCTGTGGGCAGCCTTGCATTAACACAAGACAAACCAGGCTCAAGTAGTTATCTCTTTACTCTGGCGAATATCACATCTGAGGGATTTAATTATTCAGGGAGTAGTCAAAGGTCAAGGGCAACAGCAGTTGTTGTTAAATATTTTGATAAAACTCTTCGGACGTTTGCTTACGAAGAAGTCAAAGATGATGCAAGTTTGTTTAATGGGATAGCGAAATACGGAGTTATTACTAAGAATATTGAGGCTTTTGCTTGTACAAGTCGTGGTCAAGCTCGTCGTGTGGGTCGTTGGCTTATTTATAGCGAGGCGCAGGAAACTGAGGTTGTTAGCTTTACTTGTAGTTTAGAAGCTGGGGTCTTAGTACGTCCTGGGCAAATAATTGATGTAGCAGATCCGTTAAAAGCTGGTTTAAGAAGAGGTGGTCGGATCGCTTCAGCAACAAACAGTCAAATTACAGTTGATGGTACGGCTGGTGTTGATACAGATCTTCCTCAAGGTTCAACTGCTTCTTTGGGATATACAAGAACGATTCATGTCTTACTTTCAGATGGCACTGTTGAATCAAGACCTGTTAGTGATATTACTGGCAATATTATTGTTCCTAATACTGCTTTCAGCAGCGCACCGAATCCTAATAGTGTTTGGGTTTTAGAGACAACAGGAGGAACGTCTGCTCAGAACTTGCAAACAACTCAGTGGAGAGTTGTAGCTGTTGAAGAAGTTGATGAGTTGGAATATAAGGTTTCAGCACTTGCTTATAACTCTTCTAAATATGGCAATGTTGAATCAGGTTTATCTCTTACTCAAAGAGATTTTAGCAATCTGAATGAGATCCCTTCTCCTCCTCCTTCTCCCTTAACTATTATTGAGCAGCTTTATAAACAAGCAGATCAAGTTAAAGCAAAAATAATTTTCTCATGGCAATCAGTTTTAGGGGTTAGTAAATATGAGGTTAGATGGAGGAAAGATGGAGGAAATTGGAATACTTATATAAAGATAGGAACCAGTGATGATATTAATGACATAACTCCTGGGACATTTGAGTTTAAGATCTTCAGCCTTAATGCAACTGGTGTTGCTTCTACCAGTTCATTAACAGGAGGTACGACTGCTTCAGGTAAAACTCGTAAACCTAGTAATATCACTAATTTCTCTTATTTCTTAGATCCGATTCTAGGCTTTGTTTTGCAATGGGATAAGTTAATTGCGACTTATCCACATTTTGATGATTTAGATGTCGTTGGATATGAAATTCGTACTACTAATACTAATTGGGGTTTGTCAAATAATGATTATTATAATCCTGCAAGTCCTGTTGCTGGAGAAAATTTAATAGCAAGAGTTACAGCGAATAGTTATAACCTTGGGTTTATCACGACTGGATCTGTAGGGTATTGGATTAAAGCTTATGACAGTCAGGACCAATACAGTGAGACTGCTGTTTCTATCTCTATTTCAATATCAGTACCTTTAGCTCCAGATGCTTCTATTTCTTTTGAAGGGAATAATGTTGTTATTACTTGGGAAAAAGTTTCAACAGCAGGAAGATATGCTATTTCTCATTATGAAGTTTCAAAGAGTTCTACCTTTGCAACTATTCTTGAGAAATTAGATACGACTGTTTACAAGAGAAGAGTTGATTTTAGTGGTGGTGCAACATTTTATGTTCGATCTGTTGACACAGCAGGAAATGTTAGTGCAGGAGATGTTCTTACGATTAGTAATGATGAAGCAGATGAGTATGGATTAGCTGTTAATTACAACAGTGGAACTTCTGTCGAGATGACATGGACAAATAGAGATGGAAGCACACCTACTGTTGCTTATGAATTAGCTCATAGTGCTACTACTGTTGCTGATTTTGCCTCTGCTACAAGTAATCAGCAGGTAAGAGGAACAACATTTTCTTATGTCGTTGACTGGAATACAAATAAGAGATTTTGGATTCGTGCGTTAGACGCTCAAGGAAATACAGGAGCAGAAGAATATGAAGATATTAATTTCACATTGCCAAGTGTTATCCCTAGTTTTACGACAGCTTTTAAAGGAGTAGGAGGTAATGCGCTTTTAAAAAGTGAATTAGAACTTACATGGGGAGCAGCAACGAGAGGGAGTTTAAATATTGATGAATATGAGGTGAGAAAAGGTGCGACTTTTGCTAGTGCTTCTGTTATTGCAACGATTAAAGGTTTATCTACAACAACACAGGTTGACTGGAATGGGACTCAGAAATTCTGGGTTGTAGCAAAAGATATAAATGGAAATTATGGAACTGAACTTTCACAAGAGGCAACTGTTACTCCTCCTGCAAAAGTAGGTTCTTTTGCTCAAGAAGTTATTGATAACAATGTCTTACTTAATTGGACAGAAGCAGAATCAATTCTTCCGATTCTTTATTACAACATTAAAAAAGGATCTAGTTATGCAAGTGGTTCAACCATAGGAACAAAGCAGGGATTATTTACGACTGTATTTGAGACTGTTTCTGGGACGTTTACTTATTGGATTGCAGCAATTGATTCAGCAAATAATGTAGGAGAAGCTGAACAAGTTAGTGCAACAGTTAATCAACCTCCAGATTATGTTTTAAGAAAAAATGTTGATAGTACTTTTGCTGATCAAACAGATACAACAGTAACCAGTTCAAATGCTTTTGCTGATGGAACTAACTTATTTGTCAATGTAGATACAACAAGAACATATCAAGATCATTTTATTGGTACAGGGTCAGCAGGATCTCCTCAATATCCAAATTGGAACTCGTATGGAGCAACTGCTCTTTATGGATTACCTTCTGCTACTTCTGGCTTTTATCAAGAGATCCTTGATTATGGAACAACTTTGGCAGGTACAAAAATAGTTCAAACTTTAACTGGTATGCACGAAGCAGGATCAACTTCTATTACTCCACAAATTTCTATTAGTACAGACAATACAAGTTATACAGATTATGCAGGTTCGGCTACAACAGAGGCAAGCAATACTCATAGTGCTTTCGGAACAAGTTTCAGATATGTCAAGTTCCGTTATGACTTCGCAAGTGCAGGAAATGATGATTTATTAAAAATAACTGCTTTTAATATGAGATTAGAAACAAAACAAAAGACAGCATCTGGAAGTGGACTTGCAAGAACCGAAAGAACAGGAACTTATTCAAAATCTGGTACGACTATTCTCGTCACCCAAACTAATCATGGATATATTGCAGGACAAGCTGTTTCATTGAATTTCACTTCAGGCTCTTATACTGGAAGTGGGTATTATAAAGTTGCTGCTATTACTAATGCTAATGTTTTTTCAATAACTGAATTTCTTGATACGGACAATACATGGACAACTCTTCCAAGTTCAACAACAAGTGGTGCTGTGACGTTAGATCATGGGGGAACAGCAGTAGCCTTTGATTCTGAGTTTGTAGATATTCAATCCATCACAGTTACTGCAAATGGAACAACACCAAGAATTGCTATTTATGATTTTGTTGATGCACCTAATCCAAAAGCATTTAAAGTACTTTTATATGCTACAAATGGGACTAGAGTAGGTGACACCACTGGCACTAATTTTAGTTGGACGGCAAGAGGTAACTAATGGCTAATTGGAGCAATCCTCAACTCACAAGCACATATACAAATTTCCTAGCAGAAGTAAAAGCTAGGGATGATGATCTCGCTGTTCAGTTTTCTACTGGAACAATTAGTAATCAGCCAACAGGTGCAGTCAAGTGGGATAGCAGTGCAAATAGATGGAAGAAGTGGAGTGGAAGTGCATGGGGAGAACTCGCAAGTACTTACGCACTAACAGCTTTAACAACAACTGGAACTGCTGGGTTCGGTGGAAATATAACGATTACTGGAACGGTAGATGCTTCTAGTACTGTTTCTGGGACAGCTTTTATTCCTGATGGGAGTACTGTCCCTGCTAATGGTGTTTACCTGCCAACTTCTAATAGGATTGGATTTTCAACAGGTGGTACGCATAGGGCTGCTTTAGATTCAACTGGATTAAAACTCGGTACAGGGTCGGCAGCTTGCAGGTTAGAAGTTGATGGTGCTATTAAAGCTTCAGGTGGTTTGACTCATGGATCTCATGGATATAGTTTTAATTCGCAGGATCAGGATGCAGGAATGTATTCTCCAGCAAATAATGAATTAACTTTTAAAACGAATGACACTAGACGTTTAACTTTACAAAGTGACAAGGTTGGAATCAATGTAGAGAGTCCTGCAACTCATTTGCATGTAAGAGGTGGTGGTGCTGGTGATACCGATTTTCGATTACAAAATAATGATGGATATTTACAGTTGACTGTTGATGCTGATAGAGCAAGATACCAAGCAGATGAGCATCAATTTAGAAATCAATCAGATAATTCAACTTGGGCAACTTTAAATAGTACTGGTTTAGGAATTAATAAGACTCCTGCTAAGAAATTGGATGTTAATGGAGACGCTGAAATATCAGGGGAATTAACGGTTGGCTCTTTGACAGGTACAGCTACCAAGGCAACAGATCTTGCTATTAATGCTGCTAATAAAGTGTTATATCAAGAAAGTAATGGAAATAGTTCAACATTACCTCAAGGTACTTCTGGTCAGTTCTTGCAGTCAAAAGGTGCTGCGAAGCCTGAATGGGCAACAATTTCAACAAATGGAGAAGTACCTCTTAAAGGTATAATCATGTGGTCGGGATCTATTAGTTCGATCCCTACTCATTGGAGTTTATGTAATGGTCAAACTGTTAATGGTCACGTTACTCCAGACTTAAGAAATAGATTTGTTGTTGGTGCTTGGTCAGACGGAGCCAATGATGCTTGGCCTAATTTAGCTCCAGGTGATACAGGTGGTAGTGCTGATGCAATAACAGTTAGTCACACTCACACGACTAATTCCACTGGATCTCATGGTCACGGTGTTAGTGATCCTGGTCACCGTCACTCAATTAATTATACAAACTCGCATAGTAATGATGGAAATCCAGAAGAATCAGGAACAGGCTATAGCGGTACGCATAATACGAATACTTCTACAACAGGTATTTCGATCAACAGTGGTGGTTCTCACAGTCACTCTGTTAATAGTAGTGGTTCTTCTGGGACTCATAAAAACCTTCCTCCTTACTACGCTCTTGCTTACATAATGAGAACTTCTTAATTAGTTCTTATTGAGTAAGAATAAAACTTGTAATAATATGTTTTTCTCCTTTTATTGGGGATAAGCCTCTATGGGGATAAGTCCAAGTAGAGGGGAAAATAATTAATTTTCCTGGGGATGGGATTACTTTATATCCACAATTAAATTCAGTTTCGCCTCCTTCCTCAACAGTGTCTAAATACCAAATACATGCAATAGCTCTTGACCACCCATCCTTGTAGGTAAAGGCATCTATATGCCAATTGTAATAATCTCCTGGTTTGTATTCTTTTACGTTGTATCCATTATCTTTCGTATTTTTTGACCATAAATTAGTTGTGATTGGTAGATCTATTATTTTTTCTATTACATCCGTATATTTTTTAATTTCGTTCGTTAATGTTTTGAACAAAATCTGATCAATATCTTTCCATTCTTCTAATACGCTTATGTTTAAATCGGTTGACTTCTTTACATCAGGCATCACTTCACCTGAACCTGTTACTCCTGGTCTTTTTCTTTCATCACGTTTAAAGCGAATAATGATTTCCTTACAAACTTCTGGTGACAATGAATTATTGTTCTCGTATATGAGATCTGTAAAATCTTTCATAGCTAATAAATAAAGATAGGAAAAAAAGAAGATTCAAGAAAATCTTCCTCTCTTCTGGGTTTGATAGGTATTATTAGACTATCCTAAAGAAGATCCAAGAGGGAAGGAAGTGGCTAACAGGAAAATTACAGAATTGGCTGCGTTAACCACTCCAGCCCAAGATGATGTAATACCCATAGTCGATGTCAGCGAAACTAGCAATACAACTAAGAACAAGAAGATAACTGCTGGGAATTTGATACAAGGGACTCCTTCTCTTGCTTTGCAGTTTGCAGATGGTACAGCATCAGCACCAAGTATTAAATTTACAAGTGCATTAACAACAGGTCTATATCGTAGTGCAGCAAATGAATTATCTATAGCAACGAATGGTGGTCAAGCGATAAAAGTCGAATCAAACAATAAGACCACTATTTATGGAGATCTTGTAGTTACTGGTGGAACTACTACAATTTCCTCTACTCAGATTGATGTAACAGATAAGAACTTGCAGCTTGCCACAGGTAATAGCTCTGATTCTGGAGCAGACGGAGGTGGTTTAACTCTTAAAGGCGCAAGCGATAAAACTTGGAATTGGGTTGATAGTACAGATGCTTGGACTGCTAATCAGCATATTGATGTCACGACTGGAAAGGTTTTTAAAATTGCTGGTACTGAAGTTCTAAATGCAACAACATTAGGTGCTGGGATTGTTAATAGTTCTCTTACTTCTGTCGGCACACTTGGGTCATTAACAGTCACCAACGCTGTTACGGCAGGAAGTTTAGATATTTCTGGTGGAGCTGATATAGATGGGACTTTAGAGGCTGATGCTTATACCGTTAATGGCACAGCATTAAATGAGTACATCGCCGATACAGTTGGGGCGATGGTTTCTAGTAACACAGAAACTAATATTACTGTTACTTATCAAGACGCAGATAACACTCTTGATTTTGTTATTGGCACATTAAATCAAGACACAACTGGAAATGCTGCTACTGCAACTGCTCTTGAAACTGCAAGGACTATAGGAGGTGTCTCATTCAACGGTACTGCGAACATCAATCTTCCTGGTGTCAATCAAACGGGAAATCAGAACACTACAGGCAGTGCGGCAACATTAACCACAGCGAGAACGATAGGTGGTGTTTCTTTCGATGGAAGTGCAAATATCAACCTGCCAGGGGTCAATGCGGCTGGAAATCAGAATACTTCAGGAACTGCTGCTGGGTTAAGCGGTACACCCAACATCACAGTCGCTGATGTTATTGGTGCTTCTTTAGACATCTCTGGTAATGCAGATATTGACGGAACTCTTGAAGCTGATGCTTACACAGTTGATGGGACAGCCTTAAACGAATACATTGCAGATACCGTTGGTGCAATGGTTTCTAGTAATACTGAGTCAGATATTGTTGTCACTTATCAAGATTCAGACAATACGCTTGATTTCACTGTTAGTAATATCTCTGGAACCTCTGGGGGTTTATCTGGCACACCAAACATCACAGTTGGAGTAGTAACAGGAGGAAGTCTTGATATTTCGGGTAATGCGGATATAGATGGAACTCTTGAAGCAGATGCAATCACGGTTGATGGTACTGCGTTAAACGAATTTATTGCCGATACAGTCGGCGCAATGGTTTCCAGTAATACGGAAACTAATATTGCAGTTACTTATGACGACAGTGATAACACTCTTGATTTCGTAATTAGTTCTTATCCTGCGGCTTCAATTAGTGGAACAACTTTAGCCAGTAATGTTGTTACTTCTAGCCTGACTTCAGTTGGAACATTAGGCTCACTTACTGTTACTAATGCTGTTACAGCAGGAAGCTTAGATATTTCGGGTGGGGTAGATGTTGACGGAACATTAGAAGCAGATGCAATCACAGTTGATGGAACTGCTCTTAATGAGTACATCGCTGACACTGTTGGAGCAATGGTTTCCAGCAATACAGAAACCAATATTGTAGTTACTTACGACGATTCAGATAACACTTTAGATTTTTCAGTTGTCAATATTACTGGTAATGCAGCAACAGCAACTGCTCTTCAAAATGCAAGGACAATTGGTGGAGTTAGCTTTGACGGCACTGCAAATATTGATCTTCCAGGTGTCAATACAGCAGGCAACCAAAACACTTCTGGAACAGCAGCGAATTTAAGTGGTACTCCAAATATCACTGTTGGAATCGTTACAGCAGCCAGTCTTGATATTTCGGGTAACGCCGATATTGATGGGACTTTAGAAGCAGACGCAATAACTGTTGACGGTACAGCGTTAGATGAATTTATAGCTGACACTATCGGCGCAATGGTCGGTAGTAACACAGAAACTGGAATTACAGTTACCTATGACGACTCAGATAATACGCTTGATTTCGTTATTGGGACGTTAAACCAAGACACGACTGGAACAGCAGCACTCGCAACTGAATTTACAGTTACAGCGAATAACTCAACAGATGAAACTGTTTATCCTACTTTTGTTGATGGAGCAACAGGAAGCCAAGGGGCAGAAACAGATACAGCATTAACTTATAACCCTTCAACTGGTTTATTTACTTCAACTGTCTTTGGCGGTTCTGGAGCAAACCTAACCAACTTAAATGCAAGTCAATTATCTTCAGGCACAATTGCAGCCGCAAGATTAAGCACAGCTACAACTCAAAGTGCAGGAAATAATTCAACTAAAATAGCAACAACAGCCTATGTAGACACTGCGGTTTCTAACTTAGTAGATGGAAGCCCAGGAGCGTTAAATACACTTAACGAGTTAGCGGCTGCATTAGGAGATGACGCTAATTTCTCAACGACAGTAACAAATAGTATTGCTGCAAAATTACCATTAGCAGGGGGCACGATGACTGGTGCCATTGATTTAGGCAGCAATAATATTACAAATGGTGGAACAATTACAGGAACCTTCGTAGGAAATATCACAGGTAATGTCACTGGTAATACTTCAGGGTCATCTGGTTCGTGTACTGGAAATGCAGCGACAGCCACAGCACTTGCAACAGCTAGAACGATTGGTGGAGTTAGTTTTGACGGAACAGGAAATATAAATCTTCCTGGTGTTAACGCCGCAGGTAATCAAAACACTTCAGGAACATCTGCTGGTCTAACAGGAACTCCAAATATCACAGTTGGAGTTGTTACGGCAGGATCTTTAGACATATCTGGCAACGTCGATGTAGACGGAACTCTTGAAACTGATGCTCTAACAATTGATGGAGTCAGCCTTGCAGAAACAATTGCTGATACTGTCGGAGCGATGGTTGGAAGTAATACCGAGACAGGTATTACGGTTACTTATGACGACTCAGATAATACGCTTGATTTTGTAGTAGGAACTCTCAACCAAAGCACAACAGGAAACGCAGCAACAGCAACAGCACTTGCGACTGCTAGGGCAATTAATGGAGTTAACTTTGACGGTACTGCTCCAATAACAATTACAGCAGCAGCAGGAACTCTTACTGGAAACACGCTTGCTAGTGGAGTAACAGCCTCAAGTCTCACATCAGTTGGAACATTAACTGGCTTGACTGTTAGTGGAAATATTTCCATGACAGGGACTGGAGCAATTGATATTCCTACTGGTACTACTGCTCAAAGACCTGCTTCTCCCACTACAGGATTATTCAGATACAATTCCACCGAATCACAGTTTGAAGGATATACAGCTTCAGGTTGGGGAGCAATAGCTGGAGGAGGTGGCGGTGCTTCTGACTTCAGATATTTAGCTCTTAGAAATGCAGCAAACAATGGAGCTGCTTCTTATCCTGCTTCTGATTTCACTCTTGTTGCTGCTGGTACTACAGGTTCAGTTTCTCCTAATGCAGCAAACACTTTATTAGTTAGTGTTGGTGGTGTGATTCAACAACCAAACGAAGGAACATCTACTCCTTCTACTGGTTTTGCAATATCTGGTTCTACAATCAAATTTGGTTCAAATATATCATCCGCACCAGATTTTATTATTTATCAGTTAGGAGCTGGACTTGGAACGCCTAGTGATAACACAATTACAAGTGACAAAATTGTTAATGGCGCAATCGTTAATATAGACATCAACGCAAGCGCAGCGATAGCAGGTACAAAGATTTCTCCTGATTTTGGTAGTCAAGCAATAACTACTACAGCACTCATCACAGGCGGTGGAGTTGTATCAACTAGCAATGTAACTATCAATAATGACTCTCCTTCTGTAACTTTTAACGACACTAATTCAGAGAACGATTTTAGGCTTACAAATAGTAATGGAACATTTGTTTTACATGATAATGATGCTGGTGCTACAAGAATGTCTTGTACTTCGGCTGGTCAATTTACATTTGCAACCAACGTAGATTTTTCAAGTGGTATTGACGTAACAGGGAATATCACTGCAACTGGAACTCTTTCTTGTGGTGACATCACATCTTCTGATGGAAATGGTGATTTAACACTTAAAGACAATAACCACACAGGAAGCAACGCCGAACATCTTATTAAATTTGCGGGCAATGATAATGCTGTTCTGATGAATTTCGGAACACCTTATGGAAGTAATGATCTATTCATCAAATACGGTAGTACTCAATTAGTCAAAGTTAGTTCTGCTGGAAATGTAGATGTTGCTGCTGGTCTTGATGTAACAGGAAACATCACAGTTTCAGGCACAGTTGATGGAGTAGATATTGCGGCTCTAAATACAGCACATAACAGTATATCAACCAGTAATGGATCAATTCTTGACGGTGTTGTTGCAATAACTCAAAGTGCAGGAGATAATTCAACAAAAGTAGCAACGACAGCCTATAC